CTAGAGGTTGCTGCAGCAATTGCGGCTACTGAAGAATCATTGACCTCTTTATCTCAAAACACAAATACCAATAATGTACTAATGGAAGCAACAGGTGGAGAAATTGGAAACGAATAATACAGAAACAACAGAAACACAAGAAAACTCTGAAGTAGTCATTGAGGATCCCAAGGCTGTTCTTGCAGCACTTGAAAGAGCCAAAGGTGATGCCAAAAAATTCAGGGAAGAAAAAGAACAACTAGAAACAGATCTCAATAGCAAAGATCAAGCAATTGCTGAATATAGTGGAAAACTATTAAAGGAAAAGATTGCCCAAAAACTTGCTGCAGAAGGTTTGAAAGAACCTAAGAGATTTTTAAAGTTCATTGATACTGCCAAACTTGAATTTGATGAAAATTATGAGGTTGTTGGTTTGGATGAACAATTAAAACAGTTAAAAGAAGATCTTCCTGAGATTTTTGATGCTAAATTGCGGGTTGGTGGGCAGGCAGATACGGCTATTAAGGCTAGTGTCAGCACACAATATAGTGCCACACAACTACAAGCAGCACAGATACTTGGCAAATCTATAAGAAACTGATATAATATACCTATACCTTTGGCGATGGACGTTTCCACAGGTCTATGGATGAATTAGACGATTCAACAATTAAAAACTTAATAAAAATTTATTTTTCTAAAGGAGAAAAACAAAATGGCTAGAACAGATTTAACAGAAGCCAATGGTTACATCCTAGAGGAACAAGGCAGTGCAGTCATCCAAGACCTTATTGCCAACTCTGCGGTTGAACGATTCGCTCGTCGTGAAGCAATGGCTTCTCGTACAAAGACTGTGCCTCGCTTTAAGGCTGATGCTCCAGATGTTGTTGCTGAAGGCAATACCATTCCAGAAGCAGTCGCTACTCTTGATGAAGTAGTTCTTACAGCACGTAAGTATGCACAGATTATGCACATCTCAGAAGAAGATGTAAACGATTCCCTAGTTGATGTACTCAGCACATATAAGCGTGAGTGGGCATCTCGTTGGGCACGTAAGTTTGACAACGCTACTCTTGGCGTTTATGCAGTTGAAACAGGAAATGATGACGCACCATATACATCAGTTCTTACAGCAGTTGCAAATGATGCTCCATCAAATCTTATTCCAACAGCAGGAGCACTATCTTACGAAGATCTAAACGCAGCACTTGGTGCTGTTGAAGCATCTTCAAAGTTTGATGCTGCTAACACAGTATGGATGGCACATCCAAAGATGCTAAAGGAAATCCGTGGAATGATTAAGGGAAACAATGATCTTGTTCTTCCAGATCCACTTGCAGGAACACCTGGTTCACTATTTGGATATCCACTAGTTGTATCTTACGGTGCTGCTCGTTCTGCTGCAGCAACTGATACACCAACAGGAAATGCATTGCTCATTTGCGGTAACCGCAACATGTTGATCAATGGTGTTCGTGGTGGCGTAGAGTCTGTAGTTTCTCGTGATGCAGAATTTTCTAAGGATGGAGTTCTTCTCAAGACACGCATTCGTCGTGGCTTTGCTATTGCTGATGCTGGTGCATTTGCAATCGTTGAGAAGACTGCGTCATAAGGGGGAAATGAATAATGCCAAGCAAACTATACGGACAATTCCTACAGCAAGCACTTAATAAGGAAATTGATTGGGACACAGATACCATCAAGGTAGCACTTCTCAGCAATGCCTATACACCAGACCAGGATGCACACAATTACTTTGATGACGTTGTCGCCAATGAAGTAACTGGTACAGGTTATACACAGGGTGGAAACACTCTTGCAAATAAGACCAATACATATAACTCAGCAACAAACGTAATCGTTCTTGATGCTGACGATACAACTTGGTCTTCATCAACAATTACTGCTCGTTATGCAGTTGTTTATGATGCATCTCCTGCAACTAATGCAACACGACCACTTATTGGTTATGTTGATTTTGGTTCAGACCAATCTTCATCTAATGGTAACTTCACCATTACATGGGACGCTACAGGTATCGTAAGGATCACAGTAGCATAATGAATATAAGAATTGAAGCAGGTCCAATGACACTCTCCGCTGAGGCTGTTTTGGTTCCGCCCAGTATAAAGGTACAGACTGTCTGTTGCCCTAATAACTCTGTACTGTCTTGGGCCTGTTTCAATCTTCCTACTATTTCCATTAATGGACATAGCCTAAAAGCAATTAATCCAGAATTGAAGGTAGGTGAATTGGCTACGTCTTTGGCGTAGCCTTTTTTTATGGCATCAGCACTTAATACAAAAATAAATAGTTACGCATTAGAACGTGGTATTGAATTTGATGAAAGTTATAGACAGAATATAACAAGAACTGGAAGCAATTCATTAGGCTCATATTCATTAGCAAATAGCCCAGAACCAGTATATGAATCTACAGTAGGTCCTGTTGGAGGATCTGGTTCTTGGAAATTTGTATCATCTTCAACAAATTCTCCAAGATTTAGCACTACTTCAGCCTCAGAATTGGTGGGAATTAATGACAGAGATTACACACAAGGCTTTTGGTTTAAAATTTCTGCTTTACCAGAATTAACAACTCCAGGTTTAGGAATCGCTGGCATAAGTCTTTTTGTAATGCCACCAGCCACAACTATTGGATGGGCTGCCACTGTCGCTCCAAGCAACTCTACATCAACTCAAGATGGCACATCTCTTGCAAGTAGATTAATTGTTAACTGTGTTGCTGGTACTTATATGGTAGGACCAATAGTCGTACCAGATAAATGGTATTACCTTGCTGTTCGTAGAATAGGTAATGCATTTGAAATGTATGTTGATGGTTCTTTGGTATCAACAGCAACAAATACAGCAGCATCAGGACTTGAACAAAGAATTGCTTTTGGTGCTTTAGGAAACGAACAAAACGTTGCAAATTGTAATTTTTGGATTTCTAACTTCCATCAATCTACATCTTCTGTAATAAATGCAACTGCAATTTCTGAAATATGGGCAGTTGGATCTCCTACTGTAACAAATATAAATTATTCATCAGAACCAATGACCGCTTCTGCGACAAAGGTAGATTCATCACTAAAGATTGACGATATTTTTTCAACAACACCAGCAACAGCATCAGTATTAATGACAGAACCAACAATTATTGTTACTAGTGGAGATAGCACGTATGTAACTACATCATTTATTGCATCTACCTTATTCCCGTCAAATTATGCGGTTTATGTAGAAAGAAACATCAATATTACAATAACAGAAACATTAAATGCTTCAACAGAATTAATTAATAATGTTAATGTCTCAACTGGTACAGATGAAAGTTTTAGTGCTACAGAATTTACAGCCTCTGCAGAAATGGTTGAGCCTGTTTTGGCTCGTCAACCAATGACTGCTTCTGCATTAATGGGCAATCATTCTGCAATAGTGGCAGCATCTTATTATAATCTTGTTAAAGGTTTAGATCCATATCTTTATATATATGATGGAAGTGCAACACCTTTCAATGCTGGGTATCAATCTGGAACATTTACTGTTTCTTCTGGATTACAAAAATTACAAACTCCTCCACAACCATTAAATTTAGTTGGTGAAGCAAAAGCATGGAGGTCAACTAATGATAATGGTGTAGATGCTTCTATAAGATTTAATGCACCGTCTAATGAAACATCATTTGATGCAATATTGGCAACTCAAGAATGGTCATTTGAACAATGGATTTCAATGCCAGCATTTAATACAGATTTCAGGATTATTAATGATCCATCGTTAAGTCTTACATTTGAAGAATCGGCAGCAGGAAATGTCACTAGAGGAATATTTTTAAGTTTAAAAACTGGAATTAGCAATAGTTCTTATTTTCAGCCAATAAGTACTGGACCAACAAGTCAAAACAATGTTTATCATGTTGTTGTTACAAGCACAAAAATAAGTTCAACACAGCAACTTATTCGTGTATGGTTAAATACACAAATTGTTTTTAGTGAAACTTATACTTTCACTCCATGGACACCAAATAAAAATACTTTCTTTGTTATAAATAGTGATGGTGGAGAGTTATATCATGATGAAATTGCACTTTATGATTTCCCATTAAATAGTTCACAAATTATTCAACATTATAATTTTGTATCTACATTAAGTCCAAACTTTACTTATTATGAACAACCATTAGAGGCTTCAGCAGAATCTGGCGACCATCAATTTGTTGTTACGTCAAATGTAGATGCAATTGCTACACCAATAACTGCGTCTGCTGATTTTGTTATGCCGTCGGTTTTAGCACAAAAAGTAATCAATTATTCTACGCCAGCATTAACTGCATCAGCCTTAAACACAGATGTTACAGTTTTTTATGGCTGGACAATTTATGCAGACCCTGCTATTGCAGCAGCAGAAGCAAAAGAAGGCTTTGCTCTAAATACCACATACTCAGATTATATTCAGGCAAACATTGCGCCATATAGATATGTTACATTTGATACCGCAACTCCATATGCTGATTTTGGTACTGATAATGATTATTCTGTTGCAGCCACTGTAGTTGGAGGAACAATAGTAAATCCAGATCTTGGCATTAATGGCAAGTCTGCTAAAACTGCAGGTACATCATATATTACTGATGGAGTCATTTTAAAGGAATCTGAGCATGATGATAATTGGGGTACTGGTAATAATTCTTATCATTCATCATTCTGGATGGAACGAGCAATAGATGATGCTTCAACAACAGGCCTTCGTGTTCTTTGGAATCTAAATGGTCATAATGATAATCAGAATCTTATTCTTTATCACTATCAAAATAAACTACACCTACAAATTAACAATCAGGTAGGCGCACCAATAACAATAACATCTGCAAATAATGTTAATGTATTTGACTATACAAGACACAATATTGTTATTAATTCTCATCACAACAATAACAAAAATCATTTATATGTTTATGTTGACGCAGTATTAGTATTAGATCAAGATATAAATACTTATGCAGTAACAACAATAAACAATCCAATACATGTTGGTGCTAACGATGAGGCTAACAATTTCCCAAGACTAGGCATTGGCTGTTTAATTACTCCATTTGCTGACACAGCATTACCAGTAGTGCCAACAAATACAAAACTTATTCTTGATGAAATCTATTGGGATAAGAATCAAATCTTACAAACAGAAGTAACTAATATCTTTAATGTCATGCCAGATAAGGTTAATGCTAATACTGTTGCAGAGGCTTTAACTGCCTCCGCACAAATGGTAATGCCAACAATAATTACTACTGTTAATTTTGTTGCCGCTCCTGCGACGGCATCTACAGAATTTGTCAATCCATCACTATACATTGAAAGATTTATAGTAACTTCTGCTGATATAATGGATGCTTCTGCACTTATGGGTAATGCAATTGGGTTTGTTCAGATTGATATTGCTGCTGATGTTATGGCTGCAAGTGCTATATTTAATGCCGCTGGTGTCATTATTACAATTCCAGGTTCAACAATGCATGCAAGTGCAATAACAAAATATGAAACTTTACTTGTAGGTGGTCGCTTAACATATGATTATATAAGTCCTTGGGTTAAATATCTAAGAGCAACAGATGCGATTTCAATTCTTCCAACAAGAGAGGTAGTGTAATATGAAAGAAAAAAAATATAAAGATATAAAGAATTTTGAAAATAAAAATACATTTCATGTATTTGATCAATTTGAAACTCAAAGATTACAAGGAGCCAAAAATAGATTTATTTATGATTTTTCTTGGCCAATAATTGACGATTTAACCACAGAAGAATCTTTAACTAAGGCAGAAGGAAAATGGAAATATAACAAATCTCCATGGGCTAGAGGAGAAGACTATGCGCCAATAGTTTCTATTTACGGAGATCCTGGAGAACAAGTAAGAATTATTGCCTATAATGATACGACTAACCAATCTATAGAATATGCAAATGCTTATGCAAATACAATAAATACAAATGAATCAACATTTTATTATAATGAAAGATGTATTGGTTTTATAAATGAAAAAAGACCAAATGTGTATGGAGCCAGGGGTGCTGCAGAATATGTTAATTATTTCCGTTCTGGATATGTTGAATTTACTTTTAAAACAGATAAACAAAATTGTATTATTGTTTCTGGATCTCAAGAAATAACGGTTAATGAACAAGCAGGAGTTCTTGGTGTTTATGGAAACAATTTTGCTAATGGTACATCGGTTTCATCTCTTTTTAAAGGAGATACTGCAAATTTAATTGAGCCAATACAAGAAAAATTGCCATATTATTTATCTTCATCATTTGATGGTGCATTAGTTAATTTAAATATTGAAATTAAAGATGGAAAAATGCTTGTTAATTATTATGACAAATACAATAGAGATGATATTAGTTTTAATTTTGCAGGCAATAAAAATGTTGCAGATAATAACTGGCATCATGTTGTGATTAATTTTGGAAGACCAGGTCTAATAAAAGAACATGGAAAGAAATTTAATAAAAAGTTTGTTGAAATTTGGGTCGACGGACAATTAGACAAAAGATTTGATGATAAGGTTAATGAACATCAAATATTTTATCCAACCATCGAGTGGTTTTTTAATAGTCCAATAGAATTTGTAACTAATGTAACAGATGATTTTATTATAGAAAATCAATATGATAACGGATTGCCTAATAATGCTTCTACCTTTTTTGGCAATACCGATTTTGATGCCTTATTTAGTAGTAGTAATATATATCGGGTGGGTATAACACATCCTAAAAATATTATAAAAGCATTTAAAGGATCATTGCAACTATTTGCTCACGGAATAAATATTCCATTGTCACAATATGAAATAAAGAAAAGATTTAGATTATGGCAAAAAGAAACTAAAAAATTAGCAACAATTTGTGATGTAACTGCAGAAATGAAAATGCCAACAATATCAACTAATTCTAAAAAGGCATTAAAGTTATATTGGAATGAATTAATTTATAGTGGAAAAGATGGCCTTTCATTAGATGATAATTTTCAGGTTGAAAGTTATAGCGTAATAAGCAAATGTAATAATAGTAAAACAGAAATTTACAATGTAGATAAAAGCATATTAAAAAATATTGAAATATTAGAAAATGTTAGAGTAGCATTTACTGATAATATTATTATTTATGGTCCTGGAATGATTTGGTATCCAAATTTATCAGAAGCATTTCAAAATACTTTATCAACACAATATAAAAGCAAAAGTCAACATCATCCTAAACAAAATTCGGTAATGGATTCTGTTGGATTAGACAATGGAAATGGAGTTCAACCACAAAAAAGTTGGGAAGGTCCAAGAATTGATCTGCCAATGAGCGGATTACAATTAAACAATGGTGATCGTATATTATTAACTGGACAAATTAAAACAGAAGATAATGGCATATGGATATTTAATGGTCTTGATGGATTAATGACTAGAAGTGCAGATGCATTATTAAATGATCCCGTTAAAAATTATATTGTTTATATTGAAGAAGGTTATAATAAAAATACTTATTGGCAATTAAACAATACTATCGAATCATTTATTGACCCGCAAAAATGGACATTAATAGATGTATTAAATCTTGATGAACTTGCTTCAATACCTTTACATACTACAAGATGGAAAGATTATCTTGGAGAAGATAGATTAATAAATCTTGAAGAAGATATTAATATCAATAACTATGATGTGGTTGTATTTATGAATTACCCTGAAACAAATGAGGAATTGTTCCAACATTTCCCAAATGATCCAGAGGCACTTGTTATAAAGCAATACAAGAATTTTATACAATCAATTAAAAATGTTGCTGCAAATGGCGCAAGCATTTATGTATCAAGTCCAAGACTGGCCACTGATTTAGGTATTGTTAAAGGCTTTACTGAAGTTCCGCAACTATTGCAGACATCAGATGCTGCTGCTGCATCTTTAAGTCCATTTGAACTTGGTGAACCAGCAGAAAGATATTTTGATACACATAGAAATAATAAATATAAGGTCGCAACTACACTTACTGGCTTAACAAATAAAGAAACATATTTATTAACAGACTTTATTAACTTTACACCAGAGAGTGAATATGATTTTGATCAGTATCATGCTAAATATTCATATCGTCAATTTGGTTTGCAAGAGGGTAATGAGTTTATTATTCCAGGTACCGCCTTAAGAAAAGTAACTGAAAAAGATGATTTGCCAGGATATAAGCAAAATCAAATTGGAACCAAGCCGTTGATGGCAGTAGAACCGCAGAATATTTTGGCGGGAACAGTAATTACACAACTTGCTAATACATATTATAACAATTCTACAGTTACCAATAATCCATATGATGATTATGCAACAACTATTGTTGTACATAATGGTCAATTGCTTGGCGGTACACCAATAACTGGTAAGATATTTGTTAACTGCATAGAAGATGGCTACACATTTAGTCGTGAAGAATATAACAAGGCTGTAATTCAAACATTGCCACAAACTGATGTTAATGAAACAACAGCAACTCGTGCTTGGCAATATTCAACAACTAGATTAGACAGAAAGCCACAGAGATTAAATGTTAGTGGTTTGTCATCATATGGACAAACAGTTCCAACAAATGGTGGTGGTGGCGCATTCATACAGGCTCCGTCTAATTCATCATACGGAGTAATAAGATATGAAACCGATAAAGATAACTTAGATTATCAGTCAGATATATATCCAACAACAGAAGAAGAGATTTATCCACTCCAGGAGATTCCAGTGCTATCCATGACTTATCTTGGTTTGCAATGGCTGGCGGGATAAGAAAGGAGAAATAAATGTTCGTTACAACAACACAAGTAAAGACAATCACTGGCAAAGTAGTAAATGCTGGTCTTGTAGAACGTGCACAATATGTCATTGAGGCGTATGTAGGCAAACTTGAGGCTGATGTCACAGATACAAGAGATACAGAACTCTTGAAACGTGCTACAGCATATCAGGCAGCATATATGCTTAACAATGAAGATATCGTATTTGAACAAATGGCTGTTTCAACAACTATGCAGAATGATGCCTCCACCACATTCAAGGCTGGAGATAGCGTTTCTCCATTCATAGCACCAATGGCAGTCATGGTTTGTAATAAATTATCATTCATGAGAGCACGATCTGTTTATACTGGTAAATCATCACAAACAACTGGCAGTTCAGACTGGAGAACTATATAATGCAACCATCAGCATTTATTAGATATAAGTACTCTGGAGATTTTTATAAATTTGTCAGGGAAGTTGTAGGAGATACTACTACTGTAAAGTATTATTACGTAGGTAATATTGCATTATCTGCTGGTATAGATACTGCTGGTAGATTAAGTATTAGATGTGATCAGCCAGTGCCTATTGGTTGCCTTATTGCTAATATAAAAGATGCCGATAATAATCTTATATTAGATGATCAGGTTTGGCAAATAAGCAGTTTACAACCAGTACTCAATTCATTTAATACCATTGAATCTTATCAGATGAAAACCGTTAAGTTTCAAGGTGTTATTTAATGGGATTATTTGATTTATTTGGTGCTGCCTTTGATGCGGCGGCAGATATAGAAGAAGCCAGATTAATAATACAAGAAGGTTTATCCGATGCATTATCAACCATGGAAGGCATGGTTGGCAATGAAGGACAGGAATCTGTTTATCAAAGTTATGTAGAGCCAGCATTTCAAGATGCCGTTGGCCCCATAAAACTAGGCTGGCCTGGAGTTGACATTGGCGAATATATGGATTTTATGGGCGACATAGTAGAAGAAGGTAACAGTATAATGGAAGAAGCCTATGGTGAAGCCCAAGAAATATTATCAGAAATAGAAGAAGCCTTAGAGGAAGCAGAAGAAGAAGGCATTGAGATAGACGAGTAGCATGGTTTGACACACCCCTGGGCATATGCTATACTGGTAGTATGCAAACAAAGGTGATCGCAGCAATCAGAGATGACCGTACATTACCTACAGGTTATCACAAAGCAATTCTCTATGCTCTGGTGAGCAGAGGAGATAATGTTTATCCAAATCAGTCCCAACTCATGAAGGATGCGGGTATTGGTAGTAGAAACACTCTTATTAAGATTATTAAAGAGTTAGAAGCCCTGGGTTGGCTTATTGTTTCTAAGGATAAATGGAAGTCTAATCAGTATAAAAATAATAGATATCAAGTCCAGGTACCAAATATGACTGAGCCATGTATCAAATCTGATACTAGTCCAAGTACCAAAACTGATACACTAAAGATAAACATAAATAAATATAAACATAAAGATAAACATAGAGATAAAAATAACAAAAGGCCAGGAGATATTTCTTGGAAGGTAAATAACCTTTCCGCTCCTTGGTCTGATATGGATCGTTCCGATCCTATAATATATAAGGAGAGTAATTAATATGTACAAGATAATGTATTGTGATGAGTGCACTGCAGTATTAGTAACAGATGAGGATATTGACTGCCTCCACTGTAATAAGACGGTTCATGAAATAGGGTTTATGGATGAACCTTTAAAAGGGTTAATAGAGTATGAAAACAAAATACAAGAAAAGGAAGTAAATAATGAAGGCTAGAGGAGCATTAAAGCAAAGAGAATGTGCATGTGGCAACATGACAGCCTCAGTAGGAAGAGATGAGCAGGGTCGTAAGCATTATAGAAGTGTTTGTAGTGGATGCCACAGAAACGGCAGGAAGCAAAAAGGAAACCATTGTGAATGGCCAGGATGTACATTTAAGATAGAAGATAGAATACAACTTGACGTCGATCACAAGGATGGTAATAGGGCTAACAATGATCCAGGAAATGTTTGGACTATTTGTGCTAACCATCATAGATTAAAGACTAAGATTTTTAAGGATGGCGTTTATGGACAACCAAGAAAAGACTAATATGAAGAAATGTCCAAAATGCAAAGAAATAAAAAGTTTAGACGATTATCATTATTCTAGTCGTGCATATAACAAAAGGCAGACATATTGTAAGGTTTGCAGCAACCAGATAGATAAAATTAAGCGGGAAAAATATAGGGCTGACGGTCCCACTATTCATAGAACACATAAAATATGTTCAACATGTAAAATAGATAAATCTATTGAGGAATATCCAGTTAGTAGAGATAAGCCTGATTGGCGACTTGCCTATTGTAAAAAATGTTGGACTGCATATGTGAAAACAAAAAAGTCCAAGCCGTGATATACTTGTATTACCTTAGTTTCTGCTAAGGGTCTACCACGTAGTAATTGAACTTGGAAGGTTTTCGGTCACCTCTTATTTCCTTCCAAGTTCTTTTATAAATGGTATAATTACATTGTTGCAATAACTAGTTAAATTTGTGACGGTATAGAGGAGAAACCTTGTTATTATTCCCATATGCAAGAGATGTAGAATATACAGATGGAGAGTTATCCTTGGTTTTGCAATTTATAGATACAGATAATACAACAGAGATTAAGATGAGTATTGGTTTGGATGATGGTTTGGCTACCATGATAGAAGAACTGATGGCAAGGGTTTGATATGAGAAATAGTCTAAAACAGTGGGGATTCTATCAGATGTGCGCCGTAAAGTCAAATATCCAAACCATGTATAGGAGCAAATAATGGGTTATCAAACCTTTGAAGAAGAACAAATTACAGAATTTATATCTAATGCTCAGGAAATGGGTATTGGACCAGCAATGAGATATCTTGGTTTTCCTAAGTCTTACCATACCGCCAAGAAATGGTTTGTAGATAGAGGATTAGATATGCCTACTGTTGATACCCTCGCAAAAATGGCGGCGGGACTTAAAGTATTCTATAGTGATAAAGAAAAACTTATAGCAGCACAAGCAGTATTGGATAGATGTGTAGAATCCCTAATGCAAGATTCATTGGATAGTGATGGTTTGAATAAGTTGGCCAATGCTGTCCATAAAGCAATACAAACCATTAACCTTATTGAAGGTAAGTCAACACATATCAATGAACAAAGGAATAAGGATGGACAAGATCTGGCCATCATTGATTTGTTGAATGAAGCCAAAGCAAGAAATGAGGCTATGCGGATAAAAGGTTTGGTAGATAACAATGGTTAAATGGTTTGATGGTTTGTCTACGGTGGGGGTACCCGCCTTGAAAACTTTTTTTGTTTTCTTTTTTTCGCTGTCTGCAAAAAATATTTCCCATAAAATGAAATCTGGATGGTATTTTTGATGACACCAGAACTCTTAGCAGCCCTTGGAGCAGCAGTAGTGGCAATATTGACACCAATCTTCGCAATGATGAGATTTATAATTAAAGAATTCAAACCAAATGGCGGTAGTAGCACAAAAGATCAATTAAATAGATTAGAAAATAGCGTTACAGAAATCAAAACCATGATTTCCGATGATAGAAGGAGAATAGATGCCCTGGAAAGTAGAAAAAGGAAACCCAAAGTGCAATGAAGCACAATGGGCAGTAGTAAAGGAGAATGGAGAAGTAGAAGGATGTCACGATAGTAGGGAATCTGCCCTAAGACAACTACGTGCATTATATGCTTCTGAAGATAAATAATGAAGGCAACAGACATTTTAGAAACCATTCCTTTGGAATTATTATCATTTTCTGAAGGCCGTAAAGAATTAACCAAATATGATCCTATGCTTTTTGCATTAATCTATTTGCCACATCATTTACAAAACGCTAATGGCGAAATTACATTATCAGAATTTCATGTCGATTTAGCAGAATATGGCAAATCCTGGATTCACAAACCAACAGTGCCAAAACAAAATCGTGATGCCTTTATTGCACCTCGTGAATGTGGTAAATCTACTTGGATATTTCTTATTTTGCCTATGTGGGCAGCAGCACATAACCATGTAAAATTTATTGCAGCATTCTCAGACGCAGCATCACAGGCCGAAACACATTTAATGACATTTAAAAACGAATTGGAAGGAAATGAATATTTACAAGAAGATTATCCAGAACTTTGCAAACCTAAGATTGTGGCTTCGTCAGGTCGTGCCATGGCATCTAATTCTTGGCGTATTATTCAGAGCAACGATTTTATTTTTGACGCTAATGGTATTGACACTAACTCTTTAGGAAAGAAAGTCTTTGGGCAGCGTCCAGACCTTATTATCTTGGATGATATTGAAAAAGGCGAAAAGAACTATTCTGAATATCAGGCGGGACAGCAAAAGAACACAGTCTTTGATGATATTGCTCCTATGAATATCTATGCTCGTATGATATTTGTTGGAACCACTACAATGCCAAACTCTGTAATGGATCAGTTCAGAAAATATGGTGAAGGCTATGCTGATCCTGAATTAAACTGGATTAAAGACCAGAATGTAGATGTCCACTACTATCCAGCCATTATGAACAATGATGATGGCTCAGAACGCTCCGTATGGCCTGAGAAGTGGCCTATAGACTGGTTGCAGAGCCAAAGACACCTAAGAGACTTTGCCAAAAACTATATGAACCGTCCTGTTAATACTGATGGAACATTTTGGGCTAATGAAGATGTTGAAATTGAAGAATTAGAAGATTACGGAAATACAATTGTTAGTATTGACCCCGCCGTTACAAAAAACAAGATATCTGACTTTACAGGTATTGCTGTTTTGTCAAGAGGCGTTGATGCAAAAGGTAAAAACAATATTTATGTGCGTCATGCCGAACAAGTTAAGATGTCCCCGTCTGAAATTGCAGATAGGGTTGCCAGTTTAGTAGATATTTACGATGCTGGTGTGGTTTATGTGGAAGTAAACCAGGGTGGAGATTTGTGGAAAGATGTTTTCAAACACATTCCCGCCAAATATAGATCAAAGACTCAGCATTTATCTAAACAGATTCGTGCTGGTAAGGCTTTGAACTTCTACCAACAAAAGAAAGTGAAGCATACTTCACATTTCCCAGTATTGGAAGAACAAATGTGGGCTTTTCCTAAAATTAGCCACGAAGACGTACTTGATGCTGTAGTTTCTGGTATTTTGTACTTCTTGGATAACAAAGCAGTAAAATTAGAAACAAAACAAATAAATTATTTAAGGAGACAAAATGTCTGATATTAAAAAGGCTATTGACACAATAGTAGATAGAAGAAACACCTATCTAACTGCCGAAGCGTATTATGAAGGAACTCAATCTGAGGTTTTTCCAAATAATCGCTGGTACAAGTTGCTTGGTAATGCTGGAAGCGACTTTAGATTTAACTTTGCAAGAACGGTAGTGGATTCAGTCCTAAACCGTCTTGAAATTGCAAACATTACAGCAAATACAGCAGAGGCAAATAAGAAAATCAACGACATCTGGCAAATGAATGATTTGCAGATTGATGCTGATGAAATTCATCGCCGTGCACTTGCTTATGGTGATTGTTATGCAATTGTTTGGACTGATATTAATGGAAATATTACCGTCGATTACAATTCACCACTTACAACCATCATGGTTTATGATGATGAGAATCCTCGTGTAAAAAGATTTGCTGCAAAGTTATGGCAATCTGAAGATCCATTGGATCACACCAAGAAAACATCACATTTAAATATGTATTATGCAGACCGCATTGAAAAATATACAATGCCTGGAGAAATTGTTAATATAGTTTCTCATTCTGGTTTTGCATTGCTTGAAGTAGTAGAAAATCCATGGAATGAGATTCCAGTATTTCATTTCCGTACAACCAAGCAATATGGAAGACCTGAACATGCTGATGCATACGGTCCTCAAGACGCTATTAATAAATTAATCGTTACACACATGACAACTGTCGACTATCAGGGTGCGCCACAAAGATATGCACTATCTGGTAGTGGTAATTCTGCAGAGTTTGAAGACTTTGAAGATGATGCAGCAGTTGAAGATAATATTGGTCGTTTGAAGAACGGTCCTGGAGAACTTTGGTATCTTCGTGGTGTTGATAAGGTTGGAGAATTTTCTCCTGCTGACCACAAGGTATTTACAGAGCCAGTAAAGGATTTCGTTCGTTCAATGGCATCAATCACATGCACACCGCTTCATTATTTTGAGAAGACTGGAAGCATTCCTTCTGGTGAATCGCTCAGAACTGCTGAAGCACCGCTCATTGCCAAGGTAAAGGATCGTCAAATTACATTTGGTTCAACATGGGCAGATATGTTTAGATTTATCCTAAAGATTGATAATGAAACAGAACCAAACGTTCAGGTTAAGTGGAAAGATATCGAATCTATGGATAGTCTTGATAATTGGGAAGTTGCAGTTAAGAAGAGAGTTGTCGGTGTCTCTCTTGAGCAAGTTCTTATTGAAATGGGCTATGACCTAGAAGTTGCTGCAGCAATTGCGGCTACGGAAGAATCATTGACCACTTTATCTCAAAACACAAACACCAATAATGTACTAATGGAAGCAACAGGTGGAGAAATTGGAAACGAATAATACAGAAACAACAGAAACACAAGAAAACTCTGAAGTAGTCATTGATGACCCAAAGGCTGTTCTAGCAGCACTTGAACGGGCCAAAGGTGATGCCAGAAAATTCAGGGAAGAGAAAGAAAAACTAGAAACAGATCTCAATAGCAAAGATCAAGCAATTGCTGAATATAGTGGAAAACTATTAAAGGAAAAGATTGCCCAAAAACTTGCTGCAGAAGGTTTGAAAGAACCTAAGAGATTTTTAAAGTT